CAGGCGATTTTATAGTCATTTTTGTCACTGTATGCTGACTTATATAGGTCAACCACCATTTCCACCGCCACCGTTTCCACCACCACCGTTGCCACCGCCACCGTTTCCACCACCGCCATTGCCACCGCCACCGTTTCCACCACCGTTTCCACCGTTGCCGTTGCCACCATTTCCATTACCATTTCCATTACCGTTTCCATTACCATTACCGTTTCCAGAGTCAGAACGATTGTCTCCTCTAGCAAGATATCCACCTCTTCCTATGTGGTATCCACCTGGTATTTTTTTGCATTTTTTTTCTTCAAAGCAGTAATACTTACCTGGTGGGCATCTCTTAGTTGCTGCCTCTTCGATAAATTTGTTAAATTTTTTCATGTTCATTTTAGACTGTAATTAGATCTTTGACTAGAGTGACTGTAGCAGAGGATGAACTTCCCATTGTTACTTGGAATAAAACATTATCACCACTAATTGTTCCAGAGAATGTTCCCAACGTGGAATTTGTCGCGATTGCATTTTCTTCAATAACAGTGACTGTTGTTCCATCATGTATTAATGAATATTTACCACTTTGATAATTTGACCCCTGAGTTATTGTGAGTTTGATAAACGCTGCTCTATAAGATGCTTTTGCAAATGATAGAACTGTGGTTGCACTTGTAGAGGAAACTGCGGTATCCTCTTCAGTCGCACCAACACCAGATAATCCTGAACCATCACCAACAAAACTTGTTGCAGTAACGATACCAGCAGCAATATTACCATTAGCAAAAATAGTGGCTGCCGTTCCAACATGAAGACCACCTGTTGCTGTGGTGACTCCAGTGATATTGACATTACTTAGGAATGTCGCTGGAGTTCCCGTTTGGATATTATCCGTAGATGCAACACCCGTTAATCCAGTTCCATCACCAGTAAAAGATGCAGCAGTTACTATGCCAGAGAAGGTCGCATTTCCATTAGCAGCGATAGTAGCAGCAGTTCCTACGTTTACTTTAGTGACTGTAATTGTTGGATTACCACTTAAACCTGCAGCAGTTCCTGAAGTATTCTGATTACCAGCCTCATTAACACCTGGTAGATTAATCGCAGCAGATCCATTGAAAGATACACCACCAATGGTTCTCGCAGTTTCTAAAATTGTAGCAGTAGCAGCGTTACCTGTGGTATCTTGATTTAGAGTTGCAACTCTTGCAGCTGCAATAGTGCCAGAAGCAATATTAGAACCGTTTATTGCTGTGATATTAGCACCATTACCAACGAAACTTGATGCGGTTACAATACCAGCAGCAGAAATATTACCATTAGCAGCAATGGTAGCAGCAGTTCCTACGTTTACTTTAGTAACTGTGATTGTTGGATTACCTGTTAATCCTGCAGCAGTTCCTGAAGTGTTTTGATTTCCAGCTTCGTTAACACCTGGTAGATTGATATTAGCAGATCCGTCAAATGATACGCCACCAATATTTCTTGCAGTTGCTAAAGAAGTGGCAGTTCCAGCATTACCTGAAGCATCTCCAGTTACATTACCTGTTAAAGGCCCTGTGAATCTAGATGAAGTTATTATACCAGCAAATGTAGCGTTACCATTATTTGATATGGTGGCAGCAGTTCCTACCTCAAATCCTTTTGCTGTGACTATACCAACAAAATCAGAATCACCAGAAGATGTAAGAGTGACTCCTGTTCCAATACGAACCTTCTCCTCACTACCATCAATAGTAACTGATCCAGATCCTATGGTTAAGATACCTATTATTCTCGCGTCACCTTGAACGATCAATGCAGTTGTGGCTGATCCCGTTTTTACATTTACACCATTTAAGAAAGAAGATAAACCAACAAAGGTTGATACACCAGCAGTTACATGTAAACCTTCTGAACCAGTTTGTTGTATTCCTTTAGTCGCAGTGACAATACCAGTAGAGAATATATCAGTTACAACATCATAGTTGAGTTGAGACGCTGTTACGATACCACTAAAGAATCCATTGGTTGCAGTAATAACACCAACACTCATTCCAATGCCAGATACATTACCCTGTGTTAATGCCTCATGTAATGTAGAACTTTTATCTAGTGCAGTACTCGCAATACCTACCCAATTATCACCATCATAAATTAATAAACTACCAGTATCAGGGCTAGCACCGATACTTACATCAGAGAGATCTTTTATAAATCCAGCACCACCGCCACCGATTACAGCAAGTTGCTGTTGAGTTCTATTGATGAACAATCTATAATGATCTGCTAATGCTTTTAAATTAGGAAACTGTTTGTCTAGAGGAGCAAGAGGATCATCACCAGTTCCAACTGATTGTGTATTTTCTGGTGGTTCGTTTAGTAAACCCTCTTGTATGGTTTCTATTTCATCTTTTGCTAGTTTTTGTTTTTGTCTTATATCTTCAACAAGAATCTTAAGTGAATCTAAACCTTTATTAAATTCTTCTCTAACATTCTTAATGTCTTCTTCATAATATTTGACTTTAGGTAGATTACTTATCTCTTCTGTAAGTGATTCAAAGTATCCAGCATATAGATCTTTAGTATCTTCATTAGTCTTATTAAATTTTTCAATTTGTTCTTCTACATTTAACTTTAACAGATTATACTTACTCATAATCTGTTTCTTCATTAACCTATCATCATTCTTAAAGGCATGTTTGATATCAAGAATACCTACAGCAGCAGTTCTCAGTTCTTCATATATCTTTTCTTTTACTTCTGTAAAGTTCTGAGTTAACTCTTTTATTTCAGTCTTTGATTCAAATCTTTTGGTTTCTAGATCCTCTGATAGTTGACGAACTTCTTCAGTAATTCTATCTCGAATAGAGTTAGCATTGTCAGCCACTTTAATGAAGTCATCATCAATTACACTAAATTGTTTTCCTATCCATGAAAAATCAGGAACCTCATTTACCTCATTTACCCATTTAGGAAATACAGGAATAGATTCTTTAATTAGAACAATTTCATCTCTTATAGATGTTAAATCACCTTCATAGTGACGAATTTCTGGAAGACTCTTTAGACTACTTTCGAGACGTTCAATTTGGTCATCATAATACCGTATCTCTGGTATCTCCGCAGCGTTTGTACGTACTTCTTCCTTTAACTCATCAATTAATCCACATATTGCTGCTATCTCTTCATCATATGTTTTTTGTTCAGGAACTTCAGGAATACTTTCCCTTATCTCCTCCATTGTTGTAGATAACTCTGCTATCTGCTCATCATAATATTTTATTTCTGGTATCTCTGGTATATCCTCTCTAACGTCATTTACTAGACGCACAAATTCTGTGTATTGTTCTTCAATAGAACATGGTGCAGTATCTACAGGTTCTTCGCTTTTTCTTATCTCGTCTGCTATCTCTTCCTCAGGCCTCGGAGGTTCTATAAACTCATCCACGGAGGGTAATTTTTCTTCAGTTATAAGGTCATCTACAGATGGTAATTTCTCCGTCATGGTATGAGTAAAATATTACTTCGGGATTCCTCTCCCTGATTTATTTATCTTGTTTTTTACTCTGAGCCTTTAGTAATTTTGATAACTCAGATGTTGACCCTACGAATAGTGCATTATTGACTGTAGATGGGCCTTTTACTTTCTCTTCTTCATTGACTTCTTTTAATTTCTTTTGAAGATCCATTAACTTGTCAGTCGCATCAGCAACGTTCTTTATTAGTTGACCAGCAACTTCATATGCTCTTGGCATTTCACTTTCTTGAGCAAGTTCAAGAATACCATTGATTGCCTCTTGACCTTTTTCTATGATACTGTAAAGATTACCACGAGTATACTCATAGTCTTTGCTAATATGATCAGCACTAGGTTTTTCTTTTTTCTGAACCTTTTCAACTTCTGCAGGAACAATACTTGTTTCTACATTGAAAGCATCATCTAATCCGTCGGTTTTCATGAGTAAGATCCGTCAAATCCAAAGTCATCACCAAGTTCAATAATATTACTATCTTCTCTTGGAGAGTAATCAATACCCTTGATTCCAGTTCCTCTAACATGTGACTTAGAAATTGTGCTATCCTGACCTCTCTTAACATTAAGTTTGTTACCAGTAATCTTAGTGACTTTCATTTCTTCACCCTCAACATCAATAAACTTATCAACTGTGATTGCAGTTCCATCAGCAACATTGATTGTTTCCTGAGATGCGTCTATATCTTCACTTAGTGTTGTTACTACATCATTAGTGTAATCTTTGAGTGCTCTAGGTTTAACAGAGAATGTAACATCTCTTTGTGTGCTTTGTGATCCACCAGCAAGATAACGAACAGTAGCAGTTTTGATAATTTCTTTGGATGCAGCAGTGACAGGGCCAAATAGATATGTTTTTGCAGTAAATCTTAAAGTATAAAGTAAAACTCTACGAGAAGTAAAATCTCCCTCATACTGATCATCCATTGTAATATTTTCTAATACAACTGGAACGTCTTTCTTTTCGTTTATTAAACTTACTAGATTGATAGTTAGATTATATTGTGGTTGGAAGAATGGTAATATCTGTTCTACTATCTGTAATGCATCATCATTTAGTTTACACATAATAGCAAGTTCAAATTGCATATTATATGGAACTGGCATGAATACCTTTTTAATATCT